GAATCAAGTGATGTCGAGCGTGCCAATGTGGTATCCATGTTTTTACGATGGTTAATTAATTCTAAGATGCAGGAGTTTTATCCTGAGATTGAACTTGGATTAAATCATCTTTTTGAAAAAGGTATGATGGTTCATTATGCTTGGTACGAGAATCAAGAACTGAAGCAACAACAGACCATTAAGCTTGAAGAGATTGCCCAAGTCCTTCCACAAATTGCCGGAGCTATACAGGATGGCAGTATGGATGAGGAATTAAGTGAGGCACTTAAAACACAGTTTGATATTAGCAAAGCAAAAGCACGTGCAATGTTAAAGGAAATGCGTAAGGATGGAGAAACTACAGTACCTGTCACACGCCAAGTTGTAAGTAGACCCAAGATCAAAGCACTTGCACCAGATGAGGATGTATTTTGGCCAAGCTATTGTATAGATCCACAAGAAGCACCATACATGTTTCATGTGGTAAGCATGACCCCAGAGCAATTAAGGTCTAAAATTAGTACCGAAAATTGGTCAGAAGAGTTTGTGGATGCTGCGATTGAACTAGCAGGGCAGGGCGAGGATACAGATGAGAATATCTACCAACTGCGTGAGAATGATGAATTTACCAGAAGTGATGATAATAGCCTTGTTAGAATTGTGTACTGCTATCAAAGACTGTTGGATGAGGATAATGTACCCGGTATTTACTGCACGATCTACCATGCCCATATTAGTGATCTTTATGCCAAGCACCAACTCTTGGATTATCAGCATGGGCAATATCCATTTGTAGTTACCACACTTGAAAAAACAGACAAAAAATTATACTCGTCCAGGTCATACCCGGAGCTTATTGAAAGCCTTCAGCAAGTACTCAAGGTCGAAACAGATGCAGCGATTGACTCGCAATCATTGACAACTTTGCCCCCACTCCTCCATCCAATTGGACGCAGTCCAAGTCGATGGGGGCCAGGTGTCCGTGTTCCATACCGCACGCAAGACGAGTATAGATTTGCAGACACACCCCGTGGGTCAGGAGTTAATGTAGAACTTCGCAGATACATACAGGAACAAGCAGATAGATACTTTGGTAGAAACGCACCAGGAGTAAATCCTGTGGAAGCACAGATGAAGCAACAAGAAGTGATTGATAAAGTATTTCATCACTTAAAGCTTGTGCTTGATCAAGTATACTCACTTTACCAGCAGTATGGGCCTGACCAAGAATACTTCCGTGTCACAGGTATGCAGGACATGCAGAAGTATGCCAAGGGTAGTGCTGGTGAACGATTTGATTTTTACATGCAGTTTGATGCTGCCACACAAGATCCAGAACAAATGCTTGAGCGTGTAAAAGCAATTGCACAACTTGGCGCACAACTCGACAAGAATGGCACGCTGGATACCGAGAGATTATTACAAATTGCAGTTGGGCAGATTTTACCGGGGGCTGCGGAAAGTATCATGCTTCCCAAGGAAACCGCATCGCAAAAAGCAATGGATGAAGAGAGACAGACTATTGCAGAAATCTATGCTGGTGTACCACCTAATGTTAAACCTAATGATGCACACGAGATGAAACTTCAAGTGTTCCAGCAATGGTTACAACAACCAGATGTAGCACAAAAGGTACAACAAGATCCGGCATTACAAGAGCGTATACAGAACTACATGCAGCAAAGACAGATGCAAGTTCAGCAAAAACAAAACGCTGAGATTGGAAGGCTAGGAGCAGCACCCACACAATTTGGAACAACAGGAGCAGCACCAACAGGAGGATAAAATTATGCCGTATGGTAAGGGAACTTATGGAAGTAAGGTTGGAAGACCTAAGAAGAAAATGACTAAAAAGAAATGTGGTGGTCGTAAGAAAAAATGATTACCTACCGCAAAGAGAAATTTAGCGGTTACAATAAACCAAAGCGTACACCAGGTAAGTCCAAGAAGTTTGCAGTCCTTGCCAAGCAAGGCGATGATGTAAGACTTGTACGCTTTGGAGATCCAAAGATGTCCATTAAGAAGAACCAACCTGCACGCAAGAAGAGCTACTGTGCTAGGTCAGGTGGTATTAAAGGAAAAACAAATAAACTTAGTGCCAACTATTGGTCACGCAAAGCATGGGATTGTTAGATGAGTTTATACAAAAACATACACGCTAAACGAAAGCGTATAAAAAAAGGTAGTGGTGAGAAGATGAGAAAGCCTGGAGCAAAAGGCGCACCCACGGCCAAGGCATTCAAGAAAGCAGCCAAGACAGCGAGGAAGCGTAAGTAATGTGTCCCATCTGCAACGAGAAGTGTATTGGATCATATTGCTGGTCATGTTCTTCATCGAGCGAGAAATAATATTAGATACACTATTTTTTATACTAGGAGAAATATTTAGATATACACAATGAGTCCCCGAAAAAGAAAAACCTACCACGAGATAGATGCTGAAGAAGCAATACAGGCACTATCCATGTTGCAGAATGACCCACACTTTAAGAAGTACATCGAAATGCGTGAAGCAATGAGAGAAGAAGTTATTCGTCAATTACAGACCAAAGCTATTGTAGAATCCACAAACAGACATTACATGATGTGTGGAAAGCTTGAAGCAATAGACGAGGAACTTGATACCTTTTATAAAATGTAAGCCTTTTGTTGTAGTATAGTAGTTGGTTACATTACACCCTCTGTGATCTATGTGGGGTTGGTCACAGAGGGTTTTTTATTGCCTTTCTTGCTACTAAAAGCTACATTTTGCTACACTAGGTAATTTATGCCTTGATCTTATGGAAGCAATTCAAGAAGAGGTTGTCTCAGAATCCTCCGAAAATTCTGTTGATAGTTTAACGCAAGGGGAAGGTAACCTTTCAATGGCAGAACTCGCATCAAGTTTGATGCAGAAACGCCAAAGCGAGGAAACTGAAACCACCGAAGAGGAATCTGAACCTGTTGCACAATCTACAGAGGAAGAAGAATCAGAGGATCAGTCTGCTGAAGAGCCGGAAGAATCAGAAGAGGAATCGACTGAGCCGCCCGTACAACCTTCAGATAATGTTCTTTCAAAGTTTAAAGACCTGGATTTGGATTCATTGTCCGAGGAGGAGTCTAAGGAATTAGCCAAGCATCTAAATGCTTCTGCAATCAAGCGGTTTGGAAAGCTTACCGCCCAGAAGAAAGCGTTGCTTGCTGAAAACCAAGAACTCCAGCAACAAGTTGAGCAAGCACCCGTGCCTGCTGAACAACCTGCATTCCTCAAGGATAATGCACTGCATAACGTCAATGACATCAACGCACTCAGTAAAGAAGTTGAGAACCTTAACACGCTCATGGAATGGGCAGACGAAGGGATGGAAAACGAAGTCGAGTATGATGACGCTGGTAATGAATATGTGGTTAAGGATGGAGACAAGACTTACACCAAAGCTGACTTAAAGAGAATCAAAGCGAATGCAAAAAAGATCCTTCGCAAAGATGCTCCAGCAAGACAGAAGTGGATACAGGAACGTCAACAATCTGACCAACAGGCAGTCCAAACTTTTGAGTTCCTAAGTGATGGAGAAAGTGAGGACTACCAATTGTTCATGCAGGTAAAACAAAGTCCGCTTTACAAACCTTTAGTTGACCACCTACCCAATAGCAACTTTGCACTTGGGCTTATGGTTGAAGGATTAAAGGCAGTCAAAGCAAAGCAAGCCAATGCAGGTCAACCGAAGAAATTGAAGAAACCAACTGCACCTGTCGCATCGGCAGAAGCAGGGGCAAGTAAACCAAGATCCGAGGGAAGTAAACATAAGAAAGCTGTACAAGCGGCTCATGCCAAGTTTGAAAAATCTGGCAATATCGCAGACTACCAAAATTACATAAAACTAAAGCGAGCAATCGTTAAATAATAATTTAAAATAAATAGGAGGATATAAAAAATGGCTAAAGCAACGTCGTATAATACATCAGGAAATAAGGAGGATTTGACATCAATTATTTCAACATTAGAGCCAGAGGCTACACCCTTTGTTTCATTGATGAAAAAGGGAAAAGCAACAGGAACATTCTTTGAATACCAAGTTGATAAATTAAATTCACCTGAGTTTGGTGGAGTTTCCGAAGGCGAAGACGTTACAAGTTTCACTAATCAATCTGCTGATCGCGCTCGCATTGGTAATTACGTGCAAAAGTTCCGTGATACATTCATGGTGTCAGATATTCAAGAGATGGTTGACACAGCAGGTGTCGCATCGGAATTTGCAAACGCGGAAAGCAAAGCAGTACGAAACGTAAAACGTTCAATTGAAAGTGCATTTTGTTCTGCACAAGATCGTCAAGCAGACGCTGGAGCAGGCGCACCTTACAAAACACGAGGCATGTTAAAGTGGCTTGGAGTGGGTGGACAACCTTCTGACGTTCCTGCATTCGCACAGAATGTTGCTAATGACACAACTGCCACGCAGACCGAAACAACCTTCAATAGCGTTCTTCAAGAACTCTACGAAGCAAACGGAATGCCTGGTGGACAGTTGACCTTACTTGCAGGCCCAGCATTGAAGCAGCAAATCTCTGACTTCTCAAGAGTGTCTTCTTCAACTCGTAATACCTATCAAGTTAATCAAGATGCTGAGTCTAAGAAGATCACGCTATCTGTTAATTTATATGATGGAGATTTCGGGACTGTGGCAATCGTTCCTTCTTTGTTCATAAATAGAACAAGCGGAAGTGACACAGTAGACGCAGATGCAGGACTCTTAATTGATCCTGAGTATGTATCCATGATGTCCTTAAAAGCTGAGTCTGTAACTGAGCTTGAGAATCAAGGTGGCGGCCGCAGAGCTC